TTCCCATGCATTATAATAAGCGAGTACCTACAAAATTGAATCTATGGGAACCCGTTCCAGAATTGGTCTTCAATTAGAAGACGGAAGTGTACTTAGTGTATACCACCATTGGGATGGATACCCTTCAGGGTTAGGCAAAAAACTTGTTAAGGATTATAACACCCGTGACAAGATTGCTGAACTTATTGATGGTGGCGACATGTCATCATGCATGAGTACTCACAACTGGGATATGGAAGAATGTGAAGAGCACGTTCAATACTATTCTCTCAGAGGTGAGGACACACCACCTGAACATCATGAGACGGTGGACCAGTTTTTAAATTGGCAAACCGATGGTGAATATGCATACCTCTGGCGTAATAACCAATGGGATGCTTGGGAGACTGAGAATTGGAACTCCTACAGGGAGGACAATCCTAAACCCAATATTCAAAACCGAGTAGCAATTCCTACGTAATTGTTACAATAATATTACAGCACCCTTCGGGGTGCTTTTTTTATGCTATCATATGGGAGTAACATACAATTCAAACGATGACAGAATTAAATGTTGCTAAGGTAATGATCAACTGGGCAAACATCCAGAAGCATTTACCAGATGAGAAGAAGGCATTGGATGCGTTCTTCAAAGAAGTCGAACTTGAGGCAGCACGTCTTGAGTTAACCTGTGATTACTACTTTGAGGAGTTCTTAGTAGCATGAAGGGTCAATTTATCGGCAGACCTGAAGAACTCATGGATGCAATAGACTTCATGAGTGAAGTCTACGTAGATTATGTTGTAAAGCATAAACTACCAAGGGTATCAGCGGATGAGCAGGATTTTTTACCTGCTCATGATGCTTGGTTAAAAAACTTCATTAAACTCTGGGACTATGCTCAAACAATCACATGAACCTGTACCTTCTGAAGTATTTGGAAGGCACTTCTTCTTAGATGATAACGACGACTTTTGCTCTGCTGCCTCATTAATTGCAGGTGGATATGATCCAAACACTGTTGGTTATGTTGGGGACTGGGATGACTGGTCAGGTGTGGACTTCCACATTCTACTGACAATTCACCACCTTTGCATCCTAAAACAACAACAGGAAGCAAAAGTTACAAATCATTAAGATAATATTACATCCTCCGCAAGGGGGATTTTTTATGTGTATAATAGAAGAGTAAACACACGAGGTAACGTCTTCAATGACTTTAAAACTCACAGATGCAGAAGATGCAGTCCTCACAGAATGTTTATCATTCCTTTACGACGTAGGCATCCCCGATCATTTAGATCAAGACGCATTTGACACATTATGGGACAAGGTTTTTGCCACAGACAAATAAACCTTCCAACTCTACCCCTCCTCCTTGGAGGGGTAAATCACCCCTTAATGATATCTAATGGAACTCCAATTTACGTGCATCATTGAATGTGCTCCAGATGATCCAGTTAACCCTCATCATTTATGTGATGAGATCCAATCTTACTTAGACTCAGTGCCAGATAATACAGCACAAGTCACCAAGTACTTATTGGAGAAGGATAACAAAATTGATTATTATCCATCATGAAGACTACTTACGTAATCGAAGATGGGCAACTATCAATTAAAGATGATGGAGTTGATTGGTGTGACTATGATCCAACAATGGGTGCATCAGATGATCAACTAACTCGACTATGTGATGCTATTCTAGCATATCATCTCGACTAGTATATCATTTAGTCTCGACTAACCAATCATTAAAAGAACATTAAATCTCGACTATCATATCATTGATAGTCGTTTTTTTATGGTATAATATAAATGTAGAGACGCAAGGCACGGGTAATCTCATCCCCACATTGATGCCGATCCCATAAGCAACTCGGATTAGGTGGGTGGAACAGATTTTTAAATCGAACCTCTTGTACTCATTGCGAGTTTTGAAGACTCTACACCCAAACTATCACGGAGGACAGTTGAAAACCTATCACATTGAGTGTATGGAAACTAATTCCTTCATCGTTGAACTCGAAGCACGAGACGAGGAACATGCACGAGAACTCGCCCATGCTGACATAAACTCTCACGAGGTTGTCAAGGAATGGGTATCAGATTGGGAGATCAATTTAGTTGAGGAGGTCGCATGAGTTACACAAAGAATGAGATTGCTCTTGAGACCTTGATCTCAAACATAGGGCAATTTTTTTATTATGTCGGCGAAGATGATGACAAAATCCCATTCAGTAAGGATTTGGTCAGGTCACGTCTTGAGACTTATTGTAACACATTTATTGAATCTATCGAGGTACAATGACAAATCCTAACGATTTAAAATCTGATGAATTCGAGAGTATTGCCGAACAGTACACGGAAATCATCCTAGATGGCATGGATTGGAAGACAATGTATCAGTATTGTTACGATTCCATGATGGACTTCCACACTAGAGATTGTTCGGGAATTGAACTAAAAGAATTGATTGACAATTATGATGATGAATTATTTGACGAATTGCTAGACAATGCTAGGCATGAGATAAGCAAGGATGCTGCATCTTATACCTAGTGCAAAAATACTATTACGCTAGATATAAGGGGCAGGTTAGGGGTTCGTCTTAAATAACCTACTATAAAACACTCTAGGGTGTCATCCGTGCCTCACTTATTCCAGTTGAACAACCGTCACATTAGGGGTTGCGAACATAGTAAAAAGATGCAATAATAGATTATACAAACGGGGGTTAGGCATCCCGTTCAAAAAACCTAAATGTCCAATAACATTTTTTTATTATGTTCCCTTCAATCACATCTACTGCTATTGAATCAATCAAAGCAGGTGATAACGCAGGTCAGGTTAATGTTACCTTTACTGGTGGCAAATCTTATACCTACGGAGTAAATGACTTAACAGCATTTGCGACTGAAGTTACAAGACTTGTTAACGCTAAAGAATCAGTTGGTTCTTATGTTAACAAATCTATCAGAAGTGGTTTACTCACATCTGTATAGTGTATCATAGGAAGGGAGTTTATCCCTTCCTTTTTTTATTATTCTGAGGTGCTTTTTATGAACGCTCTTACACCAGAGATTTACAATTCTCTATTTGACGTTAAAGGTGATGATACTGAATTATTTGGGATCTCACTTGACGAGTCAGCACCACGGGAAAACATAACCGCTAATCAATGGCGGGAGTATGATGAATTGATAGATTAATTCTATCACACCGTAAACCTTGCATTTTTTAAAATGACTTTTGATGTAATGATTGATCTACTAGCAGAATGTGAAAATGGTCACGAACTATTAGTAACACTTGACGCTATAGTATCACAAGACTAATTACAACAAAATATTACAATACCCCGTAAGGGGTATTTTTTATGCAATAATAAGGGAGTAATTAAGCATCTGATCAATGCCTACAACTTCAGTCAAAAGAGTCCGTAAGGTCAACGCTAAGATTGTTAAAGTCAAAGCGATTAAACCTAAAAAACCAACTGGTAAGATAATTACATTATCACAGTATGGGACGGATATCAAAAGACGCACTGCTATCCACAACTATGAATTTTATATGTTCATAGAGGATATCAAAAAAGGTATTAATTCAATTCTACCTTATGCCGATATGATACAGAACCAATATAAGCGTTTTGTAAAATAATTGTTAAGACCCCGTAAAGGGGTCTTTTTTTATGGTATCATGTAAACAGTTACTAATCTATTATGAAATTTGTTGTTATGGCATTAGTTGCCGTCATTGTGATTCAAAACCCTACAACCCGAAAAGGTGTCGCTGGTGGTTTGCAAATTGCATCCGATAGTTTAGAGAAATTATCTTATGAGTTAAAGAAATAATGCAATTTGACATATACGATTTACTCAACGCTAACGAGCGTGAGATCCTTAATGAAATTGTATTAGAGGCATGTTCCCGTAAGGGTTATGACCCTAATGATATTGACTATGACATACAAGGGACAATTATTACAATAATGTAAAGATGTCTTTTTAGCGGTTGAAAGGTATATGTGAAATGGTATTATATTAATAGTTAAGCAATACAAATGACTCAGCACATTGATTCTATAATCGCTATGTACTTTAGTTCATCTAAGGTAGATAGAGTCAAAGGCAAAAGTTGGTATTCATCCGCTTATTCTATCGCTTGCACTTTAGGTAAGAAATACAACTGCACTTCCAATACTGTTAGTGCCGTTATCTCTGCTTTAAGTCCTAGCAATAAATGGAATAGAAACGTAGAAGATGCCGAAATGATGCTTAGGGCAAACGCTTATGATTTGGATTTAACAGAGTGCAAACCTAGCACTTATGGAAATCAAAAGTTGAAAGCGATAGCGATTATTGAAGGAAACGTTAGTGATGACGAAACCCTTAAAGGGATTCTAAACGGGCAAAAGACAAAATCGTTTTATGCCAACATAAGCACTAACGGGAAAACTGACGATTGCACTATTGATGGTCATTCCTACAACGTATGGAATGGCACGGTTACAAACCTAAACGACGTTCCTGGAATGACTCCTAAAACATATAGAATGATACAGGATGATTACAGGACGGCAGCAAAAATCATTAGTGAGATTGAAGGCGAAACCCTTAAGGCATCCGAAATTCAGGCAATCACTTGGGTTGCCTATCGCAGGATACACAAAAACCTTATATAACAAATTGTTAACATAAGGCACTATCCCCCACTAAGGGGGTTTTTTATTGACTATAATAAAAGGGTACACAACTAAAAGGTCGCTCCTTATGTTATCATCACTCATTCGCTGCAAAATTAGATCAGGTCTAATCAAACATGGTCAACTAACTTGTAGCGATTTAGTTCGCACTATGGGATTAGACCCCGCTCGCCATAAAGGTACAATCCACGGATTTATGCTTGATTTGGAAAGAGCAGGTGTATTACACGCTACTAAGAAAAATGGTAAGCGTAATCTCTGGTCAATTCGCCAAATCAGAAAAAGAGATAGACTCGCTTCTCTGGTAATGGCATAAGCACGAAGAGTGCAACCGCCCCTCCGAAAGGAGGGGTTTTTTTTATGCGTCGCAATACAGTAGGCGTTGCCGTTCGCTATGTCTACACCTATTCGTTATTGTCATTCGTGCGACATCACCTATAGACAGTAGACGTGAGGGACAGTGGTTCGTAGGCGTGTGCCGATTAGCGAAGCGGCCGTGCGAAATAAAAATGGATAGAGACCCTAACCTACAGAGGTGACAATTCGAGTGTGTGTTATAATGTATATGAAAAAATTCTCAGGGAAAAAATCCTCCCAAAAGGGTCGATATATACTATGTGTTCTGAGAACTTATAACTCCTTCTTATGACTGAAAAAATCTATCATATCTACGACGAAGAAACATGTATCGCCCCCTGTGTGTCTGAAGAGGCATTCCATAAACACTGGGAGAAAGAAATTAAAGATCATCCAGATAAGTTAGACTATGAGGAATTAGATGAAGAGATAAACGATGAACTTACAGAAGGTTCTTATTGACAAATAAGGATTATACAGTTAAAATTGACTTGAAGGTAATTATCCACAATGGCAAAAGGTTTTACGGTAAAGGCTGCTGCACCTACTAAGAAAAAAGCAGAGGATTGGAACTATGATGAGATCAAAGAACGTATGCGAGGTAAAGCAATAGTATTTTGCTTACCTGGTAGAGGATGCTCTTATCAGTTCTTAAAGAGTTTTGTACAGTTATGCTTTGATCTTGTACAAAACCAGATGAGTATTCAGATCTCTCAAGATTACTCTTCTATGGTTAACTTTGCACGTTGCAAGTGTCTCGGAGCAAATGTATTACGTGGTCCTAAGCAGATACCTTGGGATGGTAAACTTAAGTATGACTATCAGTTATGGATTGATAGTGACATAGTATTCAGTACAGAGAAGTTCTGGCAATTATGTGATCTCGCAGTTCCTGCACCAGACAAGGACGGTATCGCTCAGGCAGAGAAGGAGATTGTCGCTGGTTGGTATGCTACTGAAGATGGACACACTACCTCAGTTGCTCACTGGTTAGACGAAGATGACTTCCGTAAGAACGGTGGAGTTATGAATCATGAGACTGTAGAGTCTATGGGCAAACGTCGCAAACCATTTACTGTCGATTACACAGGATTCGGTTGGGTTATGATTCGTAAGGGTGTCTTTGAGCGTCTCGAATATCCTTGGTTTGCTCCTAAGATGCAAGTCTTTGAGTCTGGTAAAGTACAAGACATGTGTGGCGAAGATGTCTCATTCTGTCTAGATGCCAAAGAAGCAGACGTTGAGACTTGGTGCGATCCTCGTATCAGAGTCGGTCACGAGAAGACAAGGGTTATCTAATGAACGCAGGAACCTTATATAACTTATACTATGACAATGAGGTACTTTATCAGTGCCTCACCGAGGATGAGTTAGGTGAGGTTCTACAAGACCTTGCTGACCGCTTTTTCTCGGACTCAGTAAACAATATAGACCCAGACAAAATTGATGTACAACCACAACGGAGATAGTAATGCCCGTCAAGACTAAATCAGGACAATTCGGATCGTTTCAATTTGTAGAGACTACCCCGAAAAAAACTCGTCAAGGAAGAGGCAAGCATACAAAATATGCCGCAACCTCTCGAAATAAAGCACCAAAGAGATACAAAGGTCAAGGTAGATGAAGTCAGAAGACATAACCGCCGCAATCGCTCGTTTCCCTAAGGAATACCGAGAAATGATGGGCGGCAAACTATCTAAAAGACAATTAGAATTGCTAGATGGAGCAGATATAAAGTCACACGAAGGAATGATATTTGGTCAAATGTATGCTGACTGGAAGTTAAAAAAAGGGCATTGGTCGGAAACCGTATAAATATAGTACGACCAACCCCCTCGAACTCATGGATATTTGGGTAAACCCTGATTATACTGCTAAAGATAGCGGTCTCTTAACTGAAACAGATTCAGATAAGTTATTGGATAAGACTGCTAAACGCAATCGAAATTTACGTAAAGAGGAACTATATGATCCTACTGAAGTAGGAACTGATTGGTAAGTCGCTAAATAATAATTAATAATTAATAAATATCATGCCTCTAGAGCGGTCAAGCACTGGATTTAAAGATATTAGTTTATCTTTAAAAAGGAATCCCATTACTAAAGACCTTTTGGTACTTAAGAATGAGACTGCCATTGCACGTTCTGTTCAAAATCTTGTACTTACTATACAAGGTGAAAAAATATTTGATCCTGATCTTGGTTGTGCAATTAACAGACTCCTTTTTGAGACAATTGACTCCTTTACGGCAGATAACTTAAGAAGAGAGATTGAAGCTGTAATAGAAAATTATGAACCACGAGTAGAGATAGATACAGTCACCGTAGAACCCGATTTTAGGGGTAATGCAATGAACGTGACAGTAATTTATCTAATAATTGGAATTGATGCTCAACCGCAACAGTTAGAATTCGTGTTGCTTCCTACTAGGTAAATAATGGCGTTAGTAAATTTTTCAAATTTAGATTTTGACCAGATAAAAAGTCAAATTAAAAGTTATTTAAGGACAAATAGTGACTTTACAGACTTTGATTTTGATGGGTCGAACTTCTCTATCCTTCTGGACACTTTAGCATACAATACTTACATCTCTTCCTATAATGCTAACATGTTAGCGAACGAGGTGTTTATTGATGCGGCGACTTTAAGAGAAAATGTCGT